ACAACTTCCATTTTTACAGACAACGAGTGAAGATGAATATATCGATCTTGATTTAAGAAACCTTGAGGAGTCATTAAATATTATGTCAGATGAACAATTACTTAAAGAGTTAAATGCTGAATTGGAGGAATCGATCTTTTTTGAAGAAGAAGATACCATGGAAGAGGATCTTGATCTTTTCGAAGACGATGACCCCTTCGGCTTAGAAGAGGATACTCTAGATGAAGATTTGTTTGATGAAGAAATTGAGCTTGCCGAGGATTTGTTTGATGAAGATTATGATGTGGCTGATGAAGAAGTTGAACTCGAAGAAGATCTCTACGACACAGCCCTTGAAGAAGTTGAACTCGACGAGGACTATGAACTAGAAGAAGATAATTACGATTCCATTAACCTAGAAGAAGATCATCTCGATGAAGACTTGGATGTTTTCGAAGAGGAAATTGAACTGGAAGAAGAGCAGGATGACTTGTTTGAAGAAAAAAAGCCACCGAAGAAGGAGAGGGAGGCACCGCCTGCAGAGGAGGCAAATGTCGAAAAAGACTCGAAGGACCGGTGGGAGCAGAGACAAGCCAAGGCAAAGAAAAAATGCAAAGGCACGTGGAAGCCCGGAAAGTACACGGACAGGGATGATAACACCGATGGCACTTGTACCAATACCCGCAAGGTCAAAAAATACACCCAACTTGAGGAAGCCAAAGAGGTTACACATAAAAACAACTCTCTTCTGCGAGAGCAAAAGAAGCTAGGCAACAAAGTCCAGTTGCTGGAAAATAAACTTAGTAAATATGGCACAGTCATTAATAAGCTTAAAAATAAGCTTAATGAAAGTAATTTGTTAAACGCAAAATTACTATATCAAAATCGTGTTTTAGATAGTATCTCCCTGAATGAGCGGCAAAAAGATAAAATTGTCGAGGCTATTCAAAATACAAATTCTGTTGAAGAAGCAAAAATCATTTTTGAAACTCTTCAAAGTACAGTGGGGAGCGTGAAATCTAAATCTAGAAAAGCGCCAGAATCACTGAACGAAGTGGTCACTCGAAGTTCTTCGGCATTTATTCCTCGTAAAGAGGAAAAACGAAAGGACAATAGTCCTTTTGCTGAGAGAATGAAAATTCTCGCTGGACTTAAATAATTTATTAACAATTTAATAAGGAGGAGTTAAAAAATGTCCATTTTACAAAAACTTACTGAAGGTATTGTTTCGCGCGATATGAGTAAGGAAGGTGCTGCTCTCCTCAATAAATGGGAGAAAACAGGTCTTCTTGAAGGTATTCAAGGCGATAACGGTAAAAATAACATGGCAAGATTACTCGAAAACCAAGCTAAAGAGCTTCTTCGAGAGTCTGCCTCATCTATGGCCGGTGCTGATGTCGAAGGTTTCGCAGCTGTTGCGTTTCCAATCGTCCGTCGTGTGTTCGGTTCTTTGATCGCTAACGAGCTTGTTAGTGTTCAACCAATGAGTCTACCTAGTGGTCTCATCTTTTTCCTTGACTTCACGTTTGATCGTGAAGGTCTCGGACCCGGTGCTAACAAATCACTTTACGGTGGTAACGTAGTCGGCCAGCAGTTAACTGGTGGTGTTGATTTGACAGGTGAAGAGGGAACCAATGCTGGTCAATTTTATGGCTTGACCAACGGTTTCTCGTCTCCGTCAGGTGCGCTGGCAGCCACGCATGGTACAATTCTCTATTCTGGTTCATTTGGCGCCGGAACAGAGGGTACATTCGATGCAGGTATCAATGCTGCTGCCAGCGGTATGACTCAGGCACAGGTCGATACAGTTTATAAGATCTTGCAATATGATCCAGATTTTGTTTCTGGTACAACTAATTTTGCAATTGCGACTGTTAAAACTGCCTTGTTGACCGGTTCAAGTAATAGTACTAAGTTCAACGAAAATGACCTTACTGCTATCAGTTTTGTACCGTCTTCAGGTACAGCGAACCATGTGCGTCGTTTGACTCGCTTCAACTCTTCGTCAGCAGGCGGTCCCCCGACCCCCGCTAGTGGAGAAATTTTGGTTGTGCTTACAAGCGACTCAACGTCTGCCGTCCTGCTTGGCGAGATTGTTGCTGTTCCAAATGCTAAAACTATTAGATTCCCGCTTGTTGACAACTTTAGTGGTACTCCGGCAGCTTCTGCTGGAAACACTATTGGCGCAGTCGTTGGTCAAGAAAACTGGGGTTTGGAAAACACATCCGAAATTCCCGAAATTAACTTGAAAGTTGATTCCGTGTCTGTCACAGCGATCACGAAAAAGCTGAAAGCTAAGTGGACACCAGAACTTGGTCAAGACCTCAATGCATACCACAACTTGGATGCAGAGGTTGAACTTACATCGATTCTTTCTGAGCAGATCGCTCTTGAAATTGATCGTGAGATTCTTACCGACCTCGTGAAAGGTGCTTCCGGCGCAGTTTATTACTGGTCGCGCTCACCCGGCTTGTTTGTTGACAAGAAGAACGGAAATGAATTAGGTGCTAGTTCTGCTGCTCCTGACTTCACCGGTACCGTTTCTGAGTGGTACGAGACTCTTGGCGAGACTATTAATGATGTCTCGGCGCAGATTCATCGTAAGACTCTTCGCGGTGGTGCCAACTTTATTGTAACCTCTCCAGAGGTTGCTAATATTCTTGAGTTCACAAGTGGATTCCGCGCTAACGTCACAAATGACGATACAAAGGGAACTGCCGGTACTCAACAGGTTGGCTCTTTGAGTAAGCGTTATGACGTGTATGTTGATCCTTACTTCCCACGAAACCTTGTTCTCGTAGGTCGTAAGGGCGGAAGCTTCCTTGAGAGTGGCTATGTATACTCTCCTTATGTGCCGCTGCAAGTTACTCCCACCATCTTTGGTGTGGAAGACTTCGTGCCACGTAAGGGTGTCATGACTCGCTATGCCAAGAAGATGGTTCGACCGGATATGTACGGTCTTGTTGTCTGTCGCGGATTACTTGGCGAATCAGGTGCTACTAGCTAAAATTAGCTAACAGATTGTAATTAATCTTGGATTAGCCTTGGCTCTTAATTGGGTCAAGGCTTTTCTTTTTTTAAATATAAAAACGATGTGATGCAACTTATTTTTGATTCTATTTACCTCTGAGTCTTTCGGGACTCACCTGTGTTTTTAACATGATTATAAATGGCGAGAAGCCAAGGGAGGGTTTAAATTATGGGTTCAAAACGAGTAGGTCTTGCGAGAACGCAAGCACTATTACAAGGATTAAAAAGAGAATTATTGATGACTGGTTCAACTTGGGTTAGTCAGGATGGCATCGGAAGTGTCTCAGACGCAACTTTTGGCACCGGCTTTCATTCAGGGAGCACATTCGAACCAACGACAAAAGTTACCACTGTCAATGGCGAAATTATCACGACTATTGCATTTGATTTAACAAACTTAAGTGCAAGTAGTGCTGCCAATAAAATTGTTGGTAACAAAGAGGCTGGTGTTGCGGAGACAGCCCCTGCTCATTTGATAAAGTGGAGCAACAGCAAGAATGGTATTATGTACAAGGCTGAATTAAGCTGTTTAGAACTACCAACTAGTGATGCCGACACTTGTATTGATTTTGATGTGGAAGCGGGCACTACCGCTAGTGTTTACGCTGCTTCTGTAGCGGGTAGCGCTGTTGTGGTACTCGCATCGGGAGGAAACTTTGCTCTCGGGACCACGAAAACATCCGACGCAGTTAATACTGTTGCAGACGAGTCATTCATTTATCTTACTACTGGCGCTGGCTTTGCCCAAGGCAATAAATATCTCACTGGCCAGTTCATACTTAAGTTGTATGGCCACAAAGCGCTTGCGTAATATTGTAATTTAAAAAAATACTAATATATTTTATCCCCCTCTTCGGAGGGGGTTTTTTCAAAAAACAAGCTCATGTTCAAAAACAAGATCCGCTAAAAACAGCGCCCCCCAATTTTTTGAGATTTTAGTTTTTTAATTACTAATTATATAAAAGGAGATCACCCTATGGGCAAGAAACGAAGAATAAAGTCAAGTACGCGCAAACATGGCGCTAAGTATGCTGGTCATCCGGTGCTAAAAAACATCAACGAGGCAACTGAAGAAACTGAACTGATGACAGAAGAAGTTGTTACAGAAACAGAAATAACAACCCCCCCTGTTGCAGTCACAGAAACAACCCAGCCAGCTCCTGCAAAAAAGCAAACTACAACCCCCAGCTTCTTTAAAAAGGTCAAAAAGACAACTAAGAAGAAAACCACCAAGACTAAGTAAACTTTCTATTCGGTTCACACTAATTACCTTTAGCTAGGAGAACCAAAGAGAATGGCTTTACCAATTTTAAGACCCGTATCTGCAACAAGTGCTGTGACATTGCCATCTTCAAGTCTAGCAAGTGACGTTGAAGATGCCTCTCTGCCCTTTTCAGTCTATACGGATGACATTTATTTCTTATCTGGTGCGGCTGATCAAGTTGCCTATACATATAAAAAATTAGGTGGAGATGTACTTGATATTGAATTGACCCAAGAACAGGTCTTTTCTGCTTATCAAGAGGCATGTTTGGAATATTCGTATTTACTCAACATTCATCAAGCAAAAAATAGTTTAAAAGACTTATTGGGTGCAACTACAGGCTCCTTCAACGAAGAGGGTCAATTACAAAGTGGTGATGATCTTTCTGGTTCAAATATTAGTTTAAAGTTCCCAAAATACACTTTTACTCACGCACGCAGGATTGGACACGCTTTTTCAACAGAAGCGGGGTACGGAGGAACTAATCCAATATATTCAGCTAGTTTTGATGTCTCGGAGGGTGTTCAGGATTATGATTTACAAAATATTATTTCTTCTTCTGCTGCAACAACCTCTAGCTTGCCTTATTATGGAAAAGTAGGGGACAATAGGGTCAATATCACCAAAGTTTATTATAAGACACCACAGGCAATGTGGAGATTTTATGGATATTATGGTGGTTTAAATGTTGTAGGTAACCTCTCCAGCTATGGCCAGTTTACAGACGATGCCACATTTCAGCTTGTTCCGGTCTGGGAAAACAAGGCACAGGCTATGGCGTTCGAAGATGCCATTTATACTAGAAACAGCCATTATTCATACGAAATTAAGGACAATAAGATAAGAATTTTCCCAAGAATGACCGCAGTTGGGCCTAGAACATTTTGGGTTCAGTTTTTTCTTGACTCTGTTACTCCTTGGGCCGAAGATTCAAGCACCAAGACAGGTGTTGACGGGGTTAATAACATAAACACGTTGCCTTTTGAAAACATTCCTTATCAAAAAATTAATTCTATAGGAAAGCAGTGGATTCGAAGATTTACGCTTGCTCTTTGTAAGGAGATGTTAGGGAACATCAGGTCTAAGTTCGCCACGGTTCCAATCCCGAATCAATCTGTTACGCTAAATGGCCCAGCGTTGATTGCACAGGCAACCACAGAGCAAGACAAGCTTAGAGAAGAACTAAAAACAATATTTGATGAGCTTACATATGCTAAGGTCGCTGCCACTGATGCTGAAATGGCAGAATCGCTTAATAAGCTTCAAACTAAAATTCCAAATTTAATCTACACGGGGTAACATGAAAGATGTCAGACAAAAAAAACAAATGGACACAGCCAACTCAGCCACCCCCTCCTTTATTCTTAGGAGAAAAGGAACGTGACCTTGTAAAGCAGGTTAACGATGAGGTAATTGAAAGAGTGGTCGGCCAAGCCATCGCTTATTACCCAATAAGCGTTGTTCACACCGATTACCATGCAGTCTATGGCGAAGCAATTAAAAAAACTTTTTTAAACCCCATTCGCGTTTATGCTTTGGTGGAATGGGGCGGTTATACGACTGAGATTACTAATTTTGGAGTTGATCGAAGAGCACAATTGAATATCAACTTCCATCGCAGAAGACTTGTAGAAGATCAAGACCTTTTTGTGAGAGAAGGCGACTTTGTTCTTTATGACGACCAATTTTATGAGATATTGACTGTGAGTGAGATTTCTCCTATCTTTGGCCAAGTTGAACATTTCATGGAAGTTCAAGCAAAATGCATCAAAGCACGTGAGGGTTTGTTTAATGGCAAATGATGATAATTTCACTGGTATTGAAGACGCCGATGACATCTTAAAAGATATTGAGATTGAACCTTCGACACTAGAAAATGTAGATGTTGCAATGTTTCGATTTCTTGATGAGCAAATTAATGCATTTGCGACATCCAACGATGGATTTAAGAAAGTACCAGTTCTTTTTGCGAGCGCCGAACGTGCGTTTTTAGTTAAAGAATCAAAGGCATTCGATACTAGAGATGAACAGGGAACTCTACGCTTTCCGCTGATCAGCCTCGAAAGAACAAACACACAAAAAAGCGCAAGTGGCTTGAGAGAAGGTTCGTTTATCGGTCCATCACCACTTTTTATAGATTCCATTCACGGTGGTTATATTCAGGTCAATAAGAAAATTGTTCGGGATAAAACTAATAATTTTGCAGCAGCAAACAACATAAAAGATCTTGATGATATCAGACGAACATCCAATGGACAACCATATTATCCGGGCGATAATAATAAACAAATTGTTGTTGTAAGCTTTTATGTTCCAAGACCAGTTTTCGTTAATTTAAGCTACACAGTAACTTTAAAAAGCAACTATATCCAACAAGTTAATGAAATGATTGAACCTTTTATAACAACTGGTGGGTATTCTAAAGCTTTTGTGATCGGTAACAAGGGTCACAAGTATGAAGGGTTCTTTGATGGGACATTCGCACAGCAAAACAATGTTACTTCGTTTGCAGAAAATGAAAGAATTTACACAAGTACAATTAACTTCACTGTGTTGGGTTATTTGATGGGAGAGGGGAACAATCAGATACGTCCAAAGATTATTAAAAGAGAGAACGCAGTAAGAGTGAAAATACCTCGTGAGCGTGTTATTTTTGGAGATATGCAGGACTTTGACCCCAACAGTGGCTTTTACCGCGATTGATAAAGCACTTTGACAAAAACAAAACTATTTATTAAGACATAACATGTAATTTTAAAAAAAACCTGTAAGGAGAATTATTTCATGTCTTCACGCAAATTTAAGTTTATTTCACCGGGAATTTTTATCAACGAAGTTGATAGATCTCAATTACCGTCCCTTCCAGCAGATGTTGGCCCCGCATTAATTGGTAGATTCGAAAGAGGGCCAGCCTTAAAACCAGTTCAAGTAGATTCATTCGAGCAATTTGTTGAAGTATTTGGCGACCCAATTCCGGGCGGCAAAGGCGGTGATGTTTTTCGTGAAGGCAACTACACTGCTCCTACTTACGCGGCATACGCTGCTCAAGCATATCTTAGAAATAATTCCCCGGTCACGGTCGTTCGTCTTGTTGGAGAAACCCACAAAGATGCAACCGCCGAAACAGCTTATGCAGGTTGGAAAACAGACAATACAACACCAAACATAACCGCCACTTCTCAAGGTGGTGCATTCGGTCTTTTTGTTGCCGAACACGATGATTTAACCTTGACTTTGACGGTGTTAATGAGTGGCTCCTCCGGCGCTTATTCGTCAGCCGTGGGTGAAAACGCCTTCTCTGGTTCTATAGTTCTCAGCGGCTCCTCTAAAGCTACTATCACGGCTTCTCTAATGGGGGCGGGGACAGCCAAAGCCGACGCCGCTGGCTACGCACATTCTGCAGCCTTTGCAACCGGTTCTATTGTTGATAGCCAGAACCTTGGAATCACCGACACCGAGATTGCTGCAAATATCGTTCTAGCGGTCAACAGCGGCACAATCGATGGCCAAAAACATGGTTTTTCGGCAACAAGCGCAGCTAATGTTATCACATTTACTGCTCCCGGTCCCGACGCCGTAATCACTGTTAGTGGTTCTGGTCTTAACCAAGGAGGTTCGGTAGGTACTACGAGGCTTCTGGCATTAACTGGTACGGATGGCACCACGCAATATCACACAGTGCCGCCAGTTGCCGTTGGTGTCTCCGGAACTTGGTCGCCAACCACTGGTACACTTGCTGCAATTTGGTATCTTGACCAAGGAACAATTGAGTTGTCAGGAAGCAGGATAATTGCGGCTGGCCATACCACATGTAGCGCTGGCATATTCATAAGACCAGTCGCTGATAATAGAACATTTAAAGCACGTATTACGAATAATGGTACAACTGTTGTTGAAGAAACATCATTTGATTTTAACCCTAATTCACCACGTTATATACGAAAAAGATTTAACACAAACCCAACACTAACAAACTCAACAATTGTAGAGAATACTGAAAGTTATTTCTTGGGAGAAACCTTTGAAGGACACGTGAAGAACACCCTTACCTCAATAGATAAAGATAAGGTATATGGCTTCATTGCTCCACTCACCACTCCGGATAAAACAACCGCAGTAGGGGGAGACTTTAAATTTAGTTATACTAAAATTAATACTAACAAGGGCGCCCTAGCTAAAACTGGTTGGTTTATTTCTCAAGACCTTTCGACGAACTTTGCAAGTTATTCCCCCTCTAACATGACTAAACTGTTCCGTCTCGTAGGTCGATTGACTCGTGAAGATGTTCAAAAGAAAGTTAAAATTTCAATCAAAGATCTTCGCAAATCAAGTGATCCTACAAACGATTACGGCACATTTACAGTGGCCATTCGAGAAATTAAAGATACCGACGCGGCCCCTGTCATCGTTGAACAATTTAATAATTGTAACTTGAACCCTGCTTCTGATAACTACATCGCTAAAAGAATCGGTGACAAATATGAAAAGTGGGATTATGATTCAAGACGGTATAAAGAATATGGCGATTACGCCAATAACTCTGACTATATTAGAGTTGAAATGGCTTCAGATGTCGCTGATGCTGTGACAAACCCGGTCTTGTTGCCATTCGGTGTCTTTGGTCCTCCCCAGTACAAAGGATTCCAAGTGTCCCCAAGCGGAACGCTTCTTGACTATGACGGCGATGACGCGGGAAATGCTACTACGTTTGTGTCTAAGGGTCTTGCATATGCAGGCTCACGTCCAAACGACGGCCCGGAGCAGCACGTTATCCACACCAGCTCTTTTACCACGGCTCTACCTACGAAGGTAATCTTCCCAGAACTTCGTCTAAGAGTATCAAGTTCTGAAGGGTTTGTTATCGATCCTACCGATGCTTACTTCGGCGTTGATACAACTTTCAATTCTAACGAATTTGATAAAACAACCCTTGATGTTATTCGGGCGAAACCAGACACCCTTGACTCTCATGTTGCAGATGATACAACTACAGAGAATTCTTGGGTATTTTCATTAGATAATATTAGAAACGCAAAAGTGTCGGGATCTAGCTATGCTTCTGATTACGCCGTTAACGCAGTATACGATGCACAGGCAAGAACTGGTGAGCTTGCCTATAACAACCATACTCTCTCCGCAGGGCAAACA